TGTATAATCGGTTCTTTTCTTCCAATTCCTTAACATCATTCATCTTTTGTTTTATACCTCCTATATAGGTCTCTAATGATGAAATAGAACCATTTGTAGTTGCTATTTGTTTACTGATATCTTTAATGTCCGACTCAATTTTCTTTTTCTCTACTTCTAATTCTTTGATTTGTTTTTCCAAATCTTTATTAGATTGAATTGTTTCTTCGTTTTCAAAATATCTTTCAATATCTTCTTCTACTTTGTCCAATTGGGTTTCTAATAGTTCTTCTCTTGTAACCAATCCACTAAATTCTAAATAATAATTTTTATGAGTTGCTTTGGCTTTTTCTAATTTATTTTTTAAGTCGTTCCACTCATTATATTGTTCTTCTATACCTTCCCATGTATCCAAAGTTTGTTGGATACCTGTACAATCAACCAGTGCTTCTCTAAGAATTTCTTTTAATTGAGGTAATGATTCCTTTACTCTCATTGCATCTTTTACAAAGGTATTATCACAACAAAACTTACAATTGGGGTCATATTCATGTTTATCCAAATGTGAAATCTTTTCTTCGGCTGAGGATAAATGTCTTTTTGCAATATCATAAACTCTTGTAGCTTCAATTAAAGCATTTTGTTCTCTTTGATAATTAGAATATACAACTTCTATATCAATACCATTAAATTGTTGTTTAGTTGTAATTGTATCCGTTAACTCAACCATTTTTTCGGTAATAGTAGTAATATTTGTGGTTTTATTCTGCATAATATCTTTATTTGCATCAATATCACCTTTTAATTTTTCTCTACGTTCATTCAAATCATCAATATTCAAATTACCATCAATCGGAGTAAGGTTTCTACTCAAATCTAATATAACACTATCTAATCCACCCTTATCACCATTCAATCTATTTAATTCGGTTTCTAATTCTTTTAATTCACCTTTCTTATCTTTCAACTCATTTGCTTTATCTGCAAGTTCCGTTGTAAAGTCGGTTTTCTTAAAGTTCTTAATCAATACTGAAACTTCTTTGATATCTTCGGTTGCAGTTTCGTATAATTTATCAAATACATTCAATCCCATAAATTGGGCAAGTAAGTCTTTCCTCTCACTTTGTGATTTATCAATGAATATAGAGTTATTACCTTGTAAAGATAATGTAGTCAATACAAAATCTTCATACTTACCAACATATTGTTCAATGACTTGATTTGTATCTCTTCTTTCAGTTCCATTCAAAGATACTTTCTCACCATCCATATCAATATACCAAAAGTTTACATCAACTTTTACATTCTTACCTTTGTTAATTGTTTTTGCAGTTCTTTCAATAAAGTAATCTACTCCGTTAACTTGGAAATTCAAATAACATCTAAAATCGGTCTTACGATTATTTAAGATATTAGCAGCTTTGAATGCTCTACTACTTTTATCATAAAGACAAAATGAAATAGCATCAAAGATGGATGATTTACCTTGTGCATTAGGTGCGAATAATCCCATCAATCCATTTAACTTACTAAAATCAATTTTATTATCTTCACCATAACTAAACATATTAGAAAACTCAAATCTAATCGGTTTCCACATAATGTTTCTTAAAGTATCTTCATGTACAATTCTACTATTGACATCTCTATTAATATTTTCTAATTGTGCCAAATCTTTCTTATCAACGAATGGCATCATTCTCTCTACATATTCATTGATTAAAGAGTTTTGATAATTGATGTCGGAAATATCTTCAAAGTCTAATTTATTTTGTCTATCTCCTGTTTTCTTTTTTGATAATGAGTCCGTTCTAATAATTGTAAAATCCTCAACACCATATTTCATTTTGATTTCTGCAATTACCTTTTTAGTATCGGCAGTATCGGTGTTTGATAATCTTACTCTTAAACGAGGATATTTTGGCATATCATTTACAACTGGAACTTTACCATTGTCGATATCCATTGTATAATAACCATAATCATTTTGAATATCAATTTCTTCGTAAGACATTGTATCTAAATCCCACGCTAAGAAACCATGTCTACCTAATGTTTCACCAAAGTTTTGTTGAACCAATGAACCTGCATAAACTACTTTACAACCTTTCGGACTTATCATTTCCTGACGCTTATGAATATCACCTAAAAGTGCTAAATCAAAACCATCAAATATATCCGTTGTAAAATGTCTACTACTTACCACATATCCAATATCAGTTTGAGAATTATCAACAGGTCCGTGAAATAATGCAATCTTTTTATCACCAACCAATTTATCAGCAGTAATCCAATTGTCTTTGTTATCCAAAATTGAAAATACTGAAAAATCAACACCACCAATAGAAAATACCTGTGTATCTTTTAAATAATAAAAGTCTTTTAATTCCAATGCATCTACAATAGGAGTAAGAACATCCATTCTATCCATATTGTTCATATTACAATCGTGATTTCCGGTAATAAGAATTGTAGGACAAGTTTTAGCACACTCTTTGAATAACCAACTAATCTCATTAACTAATTCTGGACTCATTTCCAATTTAGCATGAGCAATATCACCTGCTAAGTAAATGATTGCATCTTCGGTTCCTCTTTTACGGATTTCCCCAAACATCAATTCAAATACCTGTCTATACTCTTTGTGTCTTTTTACATTACGAATATGGACATCCGCAATATGATAAATTTTCTTTAAACTCATAATGAATTTATTTTATTTAACAATAATTCTTCTGAAGTAAACTCTTTAGTTTTCTTTAGTTCTTCATAGAATTTTTCATACCCCATATCGGAGGCATCTTTATCTTTTAGATACATCATTTTTACATGTATCCCATTTTTTCTAAAATATTCTGCAGCTTTTAATGCTTCATTAATTGCATCGTTATCCAATGAAATAATTATATCACTAACACCACTTAAAAATATTTTTTGGACTAATTCTTTTGATGGAAATTTACCCAACAAAGGGATTGCATTTCTTTTGATTGTAATTGCATCAAATACTCCTTCACAAAGTATAATTGGTTCTTTCCAATTAACCTGTGAGTCTAAACATATTACATTTTTACTGATTGGAGGGTTTTTGTATTTCATCTTCTCTTCTGGATAATAAGAACGAGAAACAAAATAATTTAACGAACCATCGGAATTATATGATGGAACAATTACTCGTCTTGCATACAATCCTTCTTTACAATATCCTATATTATATTTTACTATATCCTTTTCAGTAATACCTCTTTGTGTTAAGTAATTGATTGCATGTTTATATTCGGGATTAAACCCTTTAGGAACCTCACTAAGACTAATAAATTCTTTTGGTAGGGAAATGAACACCTTTGTATCGGCATCCTCTAATTGTGGATTATATTGAGAATCTCCATAGATTTCTCTAATAATTGAAATGGTTTTTCTATCAACATCCAATCTCTTTAATAATGAGGTCAATTTCTTACCACCACTATTACAAGTCCAACAATGCCACTTTTGAGTTTCCGTATTAACTTGTAGTTTTGGTTTGTGATGATTACAAAATGGACAATAAAATGCTAACTCATTCCCTTTTAGAGTGAGATGACTACCTAACACACCGGTTAGAGTAGATACGACTATATTCTTATCATTTTGCTTCAACACCCCCTAAATATACGAAAAATATTTGATATTACCAAATATTTTAAGGTCTATTTTCTTCTAAAAACCACTCTTCCGGAATGAATTTATCGGCATACTTAAATCCGTTCTTTTCACACCACATTCCGTATGTAGTTTTGGAGTTTTTGCTGATTTTGTTCTTTGAATTGGAAAATACGAAACGAATATCCAAATTAGGGTTTTGTTCCTTTACTAATTGGTGTTTCTTGCGGTCTGCCGCAACAAATCTACCTTTTGTTTCTACCCTGATACCATTAGGTAACTTAAAATCAGGATGATAATTGTGAGATGAAGCAGGAATGATGTATTCAACCTTTTCAGTTTCATATTCTACTTTTATTCCTCTACTTTCTATTTGAGATGATATGGATTCTTCCAAACCAGACTTAAATCCATATTTTTGTGCAACCCATTTAGAGTTGTTTTTTTTCTTTGTAACCTTTTTAGCCATTAAAATTATTTTGTTCTATCTTTTTTACCGTATGGTTTTGCATCCGTATATCCATTTTTTAAATACGAACTACCACCACCAATTTGGCCACCTGCAATACCATATCTACTTTTAGCCGGTGTAATTGCTTCAAATGCTGCAATAGCTTTATCATCTGCGTTTTTTGTTCCAGAAAAATCAACCCCTACTGAATATTTTGTTTTATCTTTCGATTTATTTGCATCTACTAATTCTGCAGCTGGTTTACCTTCTTGCCAATCACCAGATTTTTGTTCATTGTATAATTCTAAAATAGTTTTAGCCATATTATTTGTTTTTAAGTATAAATATAGATTATTTGATAAAAAATTATAATTTAGGTCTAACAAAACCGGCCGTAAATGGATAATGTGAATTTGGTATCAAACCTAAAGACAAAAATGTTTCAGCTAACCAAAAGTGACTATGTATTTTTAAAGATATATCCGTTACATCTGGAATCATATTAATCCATTTACTCATTACATCAACACTTCCCATAAACATTGAATCTTCACATATAAATTTATATGGATTTACTTCAATTAGTTTAATATCTCTTCCAAATAAATCATTCGGATGTTCGTTTATCCATTCATAAACATTTATATTAACCAATTCATTTATTGATAATACGGAATCACTTCTCATTAAAATAACTATATCGTAATCTTTGTGTGATTCTAACATCAATCTATGTAAGTTTTTCCAATGAAAAAATAACTGATTAGAATTTGGATATTCTGGTTTTATTGGAAATATCAAATCTTCATTTAAAATATCATAAACACAGTTTGGTAAATAATCGGTTATCATATTCGGTGTAACATCAAACTCTTTAATTAAATCACTATTTGAATATTTTTGTTTAGATTTATTCCAAGTAGAAAAATAATAATCACAATCGTAATATTTCTCTATATCAACCCATTTATCTATACAATTATCAAATTCTCGATACATTCCATAAATTAAAATGGCAGCTCTCATATTATGTATCAAATCTTACAATAAAGTTTACAGGAATATCTGGTTCCGATTTTATTGGTTGTGGAAGTTTTGCCACTGCAACTAAATCACAATTATCATCATATAAACCAATTGTAGTAATAAATGGTGCAAGGAATGAACCGGTTGAATCTACCGAACTACTCAAATCGTAGTGTTCAAATCCGGCCTTTAAATTTCCAATAGACCCCGTATAACCATAATTCAATATATTACCATTTTCTAATATAGATTTTTTACGAATATATTTTGCTCCTGGATTGGTTGCTGTTTTGTAAATTTTACCATCCGACCCTGTTACGAATCCCACTTCTTTTCCTATTTCAACAATTGCCGATGGGTTTTGTGATACATTGAATTCATCCTCATTTACAATCAAAAGATATTCATTTTCGTAAATTGTTTGTGTTGATTTATAACTTAATTCCCAATTATTTTTTAATAAATCTGCAGAATTTCTTGTTAAAACTACCAATCCTTGATTATAAAAAACATTTCCCATTTTAATACCCTGTGATTCTTCCGGTAAAAATGGTATATCTTCAACTATCACAACACCGGTTTCAATGTCTATCGATACTATTGTCAATTCATATGAATTACCACTATAAGACACCGATAATATATTATTTTCTAAATCGAAATCACCAACCATATCATCAATTGAAGCGGAATATATGTAATTTGATAAATCTGAAAAATTTATCAATTCATTTTCTACATCAATTCTACTTAATCTTATTGAATCTCTATTATCTTGTATATTACCAAATGAATCATCAAAATATGAAATTTCATTTAATTGATTTAGATTGTCTTTTAAAATAACTGAACCTTTTTTAATCCCTTCACCAACATAAACATTTGGAATTGATATTACCTTTGCACTACCACTTAAAAATCTTTCTTTGGATAAGATTGAATCCGTATACGATTTTGTTTTATTTCCAGTTCTTAAAAATGGGTTGTCTTCATAACCATTATAAAATTGAGCTCTTAATTGTCCGTATATAGAATTTTTAGGGAATTGATTGGATAATATTGAAGAAGTTTCGTTAGCCTCCAACAAATCAATTTCACTGGAATCATTAGAAAAACTCCACTCTTTGTAGGCCTTAAATGGCCTTATACTAATATCCGACTTTGGTATTCTTTTTAACATATCGTATATAAATATCTTAAAACTAAAAACCCACCAAATTACGGTGGGTCATAGTTTTTATTTTATTCTCCGATTAGAAGTCTAATTTAACTTTGATTGCAATCTCCTTATCGAATGATTTTTCGATTGGTTTAGAAACTTTAGCTACTGCTAATAATTCATTTGCATCATCATAAAGACCAACGGTTGTAATGTATACTTTAGGGTCTCTTTCAAATAATGGTTGAACAAATTCACCTACTAATCCGGTTACGAATGTTGGGTTATTTGAGAAGTTGAATTCTCTATTGTTTGCTCTTACGAAGTAATGAGATGTAGAAACATTCTCAGTTCTTCTCATTTGGAAATCTGCACCTGCACTAATTGAATTTAATAATGCAACTGAACCGGAGTTTGCTCCATTATTTTGATGATAAATATTTGTTATTGATGAGTTAGCTGGTGCTAATTTTACATCAACTCTATTTTGTAATGCAGTTGGATTTAATAATATAATTCCCATATCAGGATAGAATAAACCATATCCTTGACTTGAAGTTACATCAGAATAAGATGTAATACTTGAAGTTAATGCGGAACCAATATTTAATGTTCCTTCTACTACATTATAAACTCTACCTGCAGTTGTTACATTCTCATCAGAACCACCACTATCATCGATAAGTGTTAAAGAACCTTTTGAACCTGATAATTCTATTGAGAAATTACCTGGGTCTAGTCTTTCTTTGTATCTAGCTCTGTTTACATTGATTACATAGAAATTTTGTAGGTTGTGTCCGCCTGCAGTTGAACCGGTATAAACACTAAAGAATGCATCAGAACTATCCAATAAAACATTCTTAAATTGATTATAAGTTGCCTTTGTTGGTAAATTTGATGAATCAGTTTGTTGTAATGTAGGTGCACCATATCCATTCACATCACCATACGCAATTGAGAATTGAACCTCAGCTGCATCACTTGAAGTTGCAACATTATATATATCTAAATAGTATTTTCCACTAACACCAGATTGTTGTGCTGATGATGTAAAAAATAGATTTAATGAACCTGTATCACCACTCCATATTCCAGAAGTTACGATTTCGGTTCTGTTAGTTACTTTGTCAATTGTGCCAAATTTCTTATAGATACCATTTGTGATTGTAGTGATATCCGAACTGATTTGTTCACCAGTTCCTAAAAATTGGTTTACGATTCTAACTAATTCGTTAGTATCTACCGGAGTTCCTGCGGTGTTTGCTGCACCTGCTAAGTAATTTGATATATTACTTGCTAAAAGGGCCCCTCTTGTGTCTCTTATTACTGCCATAGTATTTTATTATTGAACGTAAGTTACTGTTACTGGAATAGTTTGTGAACCACCCGTTTCGTTACCATAAACTGTAATTGTAGTTCTGATAGTCGAAGTTAATGATGGGTTTGGAATAAATTTGAAAGTTAAACCTTTAGCGATTGCTGCAGTTGCAGATACATCGTCTCCGATAAATACTGGAACTGAACCAATTTCCGATGTTACACCTTCACCGATGATATCACCCGCGTTTTTGTTAGATAATACAATTGTATATCCTAAACTTCTATTTCCTGCAGGAGATGTAGTTGGAGATAATGCAACCTCACCACTTCTTTGATTAACCGATACATTAGGAACACCAAATTCAACAACTGGAATTCTAGTTGTGTTTTTTGGTAAAGTTACTAACTTATACTTCATTACTTGAGTCTCATCTGGATTAGCTTCTAATACAGGCATGTTTTTAATAGCCGCATCGTAGTAAGCTGAACCCAATGGGTGAGCTGGTTCGTATAATGTGTAATCAATCTCATCATCTGCTAATGCAGATTGAGTG